AAAGATGAAAATTAAGAATTGTAAAGTCGGGCAAGTGGTTGAGGTTAAGCAGGTAATAGGTTACGACAAAAAAAAAAATTACTTTAGTGTAGGTGATATAGGTGTAGTACATCAGACTATTAGTTTAATTACACGCAATATAAGTTACAAGGAGCAGGTTAGTGTTACACAAATCTGAATGGCTTTGATCTCGCTCAGGCTGTACCATTAGGTCAGAAGCGTAGGGTATGGCACGGGGCAGAAAACACTAAGGCGATGGATGTCTACAATAATTTAGACAGTTGGTCATGCTGGTGTCATCGGTGTCATGAGGGTGGTAAGGTTTGGAAAGAGCATTTAGCACGGGAGAGTTTAATACAAGCTCCCGTGATTAAGCACTTCTTAAATCATAAACAACTCTGTACGCTTACAGAATTAGCAGATAAGCACGAAAGTAAGTACAGCCGTATGGTTGTACTACTACAAAGCAAAGGTGTCTCTACGACGATTCTACAGCCATATAGACCTATGTATAATTTAGAGGATGATCGTTTAGTATTTAGCTTCGAAGGTGTTGACATTGGTAGAGATTGTACTGGTGTCTCACCTATGAAGTGGTATAAATACTATAAAGAAAATCCTAAGAGCTTTGTGTACTTGCAAGGCAAAAATCAATTTGATACACGAGAGCCTGTGGCTGTTACTGAGGATTTGTTTTCAAGTATGAAGATAAAACATTACTCAGGTTGCAGTGCTATGTGTTTACTAGGAACTAATTTTGAAGATGAAAAGCTTAACTTCTTGTCATCCCGTAAGCCAGTTCTTGCATTGGATGGCGATTTTGCAGGACAAACTGCTGAAAGGCTTATTAGTAATCGTCTTAGTCTTTTTGGCGTACCTTATTTACGGGTAAACATTCCTGATGGGTATGACCCAAAAGATCTAAAGCCTAATGAAATCAAACAATTATTTGGAGAAATCTAATGTTATACAATGGCATTAATATTGATGTAAACGCTGAACAACACAAGGTTATTGTAGACTTCCTAAATAATCAAGGAAATAACAACTTTAAATCTTTGAAACCTTATGGCTCTGATGGTGTTAATGTAGAGATTTGGTGGGATACTGATGTCAGTCATCCTGAGTTCTCAGGTACAGACGGTCTAAGTCTGAATGCGGATGGTAGTCATAACATCGTGACAGAAGGTAGTTATGATGCTAAATCTCCTGATGACTTCATTAACGCCTTTAACCATTGGAAAGAACATGGTGTACTCGATTCAGAGGTATTTAAGTAATGGCTATTATATGTGTTACTCCTAAGACGGATGCGGAATGTAATCAGTTAGTGTCGTTATTGCACTCTAAGAATATCCAAGAAATATCTGTAGCTAAGGTTCACACAGTTAAACCTAATATGTCTGTATGTGTCTGGTCTGGTATTCAAGAATATGAGTTCGGACGTAATGATGGTTTTGAAGACTGGTGTGACGAGCACTTAACAGTAAATCAATTAGCTAGTAAGTTGAAATAATTAGGAAATTTTATGTCTGACCGTGAACCAATTGATCGGAATGTGTTACATGCACTAAGTGATAAGAAGCGTTTCGATCTTCTTTATACGTCTGTACCTAAAGATATGTTAGACGCTAACACAGTCCGATTATTGGATTGGTTTGGTGTTTACTTTAAGGAGTATCCAGAACATCAATATGTAGATTGGTCTGCATTCGATACGCTGGTAAAACTTAAAGGTAATATGACGAAAGAGCAAATCACTGCTATGGCTGCGCTAACTACTTTGTTACGTAAGCCAGTGAGTGAGGATATTATCAAGAATACTTGTGATCAGCTTGAAGTACTACGTTATGAAGGTGAAGTCGGTATGATCCTAAAACGCTTCCAGAGCGGTGAGGAGTTCGACTTAGCAAGTGAGCTTGAGGTAGCTACCCAAACACATAAACAACGTGTTACAACGCAAGTAGAAGCGCTTTGGTGCGATACAGATATTGCAGAGTTAATTGACTTATCTGCTGATGACAGTGGTTATAAGTTCGATTGCTTACCTGACGTTATCTGTGATGATCTTAAGGGTGTGACTGCGGGTAAGAACATTGCATTAGCTATGCCTACCAACGCAGGTAAAACATCATTATTCTGTGCGATTGCTAAGTCATTCGCAGTGCAGCATAAGGACTTGGTAGAGGCTGGTGCTGTAGAGTTCCAACCTATCTTGTACTTGATTAATGAAGGTACAGCAGAGGACATTATGCCTCGTGTATATAGTACGGTGCTTGGTGTTGATAGCAGTAAGCTGTTCGAAATGCGTAAGGAGTTAGGTGGTGACGGTTTACGTGAAGCTTATAAGAAAGTAGTTGGACGTACTGATGCTATTCGATTAGTGAATATTCATGGTGCGACAACTGCTGATGTTAATAAGTTAATCAGTAAACATAAACCATTCTGTGTGATCACAGACATGACTGGACGTATTCGTTGTGTAGGTGCTCAGGCTGCTAACGATGTGCAGCAGTTAGAAACGGTGTGGGATACGATGCGACAGTTCGCAGCGATTCACAAGATGATTCATATCGGAAGTATTCAGGTGAGTGCTGAGGGTATGGATATGTTATTTCCACCACTATCTGCATTACAGAATAGTAAAACAGGTGTACAAACCACACTTGACTTAGCCATCTTTGGTGGTGCTTGGATGCAACCTACAGAAGATATTGAATACCAACGTGGGATCAGCACACCGAAGAATAAACTTAAACGTGCAGGTAAGAAATCGTATCTCAAGGCTGAGACATTCTTTAACCCTGACTTAAACACTTGGAAATGATTATGAATAGATTTAAAGCTGGTGATCAAGTTCGTTGTTGTAACTCCTTTGGTTGTGAAACTCTACGTAATGGTAGAGTTTACACAGTCACAATAGTCCGAGATAATACAATCGGATTAGATAATGGATTCGGTACATTCTACAATGCGAATCGTTTTGTACTATTTAAAGCAGGTAAACAAGAGGTTAAGGAAATGAAACAAGAACAACGCGTTGTTGCTACACGATTATCGTTAGGTACATCTGATTTGGTTATTGGTCAAGAGTATATTGGGAATTGGAATCAATTAGCAGGTGTGATTACAATCAAGGGTCAGAATTACACAGATAATTACTTCTCTATTGAAGTCGCGCTTACACCTGAAAAAGTATTCGAATCCATTCGGGCAGGTGAAACTTTAGAACATTATAATGGTATTGAATGGCAACGTATTGAGAATCCACGATTAATGAGCTATGGTAGTATCGAGAGCGGTATCTTCCGTATTGCTAAGCAGTATATTGATTTCTTTGGACATCTAGTACCAGCACCTATTAAGGATGGACGTAAACATACTGGTGATTTCTATGGCGTAAGATTTAGTAAGAACAGCGTATACCGTTGTGGTAAACAACAAGCCATTCAGAATATAGATGATGGTAATGCATTCTATTGGGCTAGTGAGCAAGATGCCAATATTGTTCGTAAACTTATTCGTCAACCATTTACTAACAAGACAGAGGTTCCAAACGTATGAGTCATGATCTAATCGATGAGTACTTAGCTAAGACTAAGAACCCTGTACAACTTGTCAAGCACTTTGATGAAGTACCTGAGAGTAAGATTAACTATCCGCTAATTGGTCAGATTAAATATGATGGTGTTTATATCCTGATCGTTATACATAACGGTATGCCTAAAGCTTATAGCCGTACAGGTAAGGAATACTACCGAGAGCTTTACGAAACTGATTACTTCATGAGTATCTACGGTTTAACTGATGGTGTTTACATAGGTGAGCTGGTTGCACCTACAATCACGTTAGAGGAACTTTCTGGTCTAGTAAGTACTAACCGTAAGGCAGAGTGGGGAGCAGCCGATATAGAGGCAATGGATCAAAGCTACGTGATGTTACACGATTACTTGCACTTTGATGAGTTCTTAGCTGGCGGTTCTGTGCGTTATTATACTGACCGCTATGCGGAGTTATCACGCATCTTAGAAATTGCTCAATGTAGTCTATACCTTGTAGATAATGCAATCATTAGTTCTAAAGAAGATGCTGAGCAGTACGCTGATACACATATTAAGTTAGGTCATGAAGGTGCTGTGTTTAAGCAGGACCTTGATTGGGTAGCAGGTCATAAAGGTTATCGAGCAATGAAGATTGTTCGTGGTCTGCATCTCGATCTACTTTGTGTAGGAGTTGAGTATGGTAAAGGTAAACGTGCAGGTCAAATTGCTAAGCTTAAATTCTCTTATAAGGGCAATGTGTTCTCCGCAGACTTGGGTAAAGGATGGACTGATGAGAAACGGTACGCACTTACAAAAGCATTCGAGTACAACAAACAAGCAGTGATTAACGGTTTAGGTGATTCATGTGTTGTAATGAATCCACCTGTAGGTAAGATTTGGGAAGTTAAAGCACTTCAAGAATCAAGTACAGGTAAAGCATTAAGATTACCTAAAGTGGTTCGGATACGTGAAGATAAGGAGGAACCTGATGCTTGAATGGTGGAATGCTCTTGAAGGATGGCAACAAACACTACTGTTTATATCTATAGTAGTGTTCCTAATTAATCGTTAATTGGGTACTGTAAGTAACTGATTTAATAGTTAGTTATTTGAAGTTGCACTAATAGAAGGAGATATAAATATGATATTAAATATTATAAATATAACTATAATAATATACATAGGTAATATTATAGTATTCTTATTTATACTTCTCCTTATAAATATACTTAAAGGAGATTAGTGAGTATACGAGAATCTTGTATCCGTCATACAGGAACTAAGCTAACTAATCGTAAGTATGGTATTCTGATGTGATGGTAAGTCACATCGCTAACAACAGAAGTTGGAAACATGTATGAAGCATAATTGGATTATTCTGGATTTTGAGGTGGAGAACTATGAGTACTGTGGTTCTTTAGCTAGTCCACATTGCCCTGAGAACTATGTAGTAGCTGCTGGTTGGGCGTGTGATAACGGGCCTGTTAAATCAGAATACTACACTGAACCTGATCAATGGGAAAAGTCTACAGCATTTGATGAGGATTTATTAAACTCCCGTGTATTGGTAGCCCATAACTTATCTTTTGAGTTACATTGGTTACTTGCAACCAAGTTTGAACTTGTTAAAAAGTTCTTAAATAATGGTGGCCGTGTATTCTGTACCCAGTATTCAGAGTTCTTAATTCAACATCAAACTGAAATGTATCCTAAGCTTGAAGATTGTTCTGTTAAGTATGGTGGCACTAAGAAGATTGATGCGGTTAAGTTACTTTGGGAACAAGGTTATAAGACTTCTGAAATCGATCAAGCATTATTGATGGAATACTTAGCTGATGAACATAGTGGTGACGTAGCGAATACACGTCGAGTATGTTTCTCACAAGTAGCTTACATGCAAGAAGTTGGTATGTACGAAATGGCTAAGATGCGTATGGATAGTTTATTATTTAATGCTATCGCAACGTATAACGGTCTGTACGTAAATATGGATGTGGCTAAGTACAACATGGAAGAGCAGTACAAACGTATTGCAGAACTTCAAACAGAGGTTCGAGATTACTTACCGAAGGATTTACCAGCAGAGCTAGAGTTCTCTTTTACTTCTGGTTATCATATGAGTGCATTCTTGTTTGGTGGTACGATTACTTACGATAAGAAAGTATCATATGATCCACCCAAGTTTGAACAGATTGAAGCTTATGAGTTCGTTGAAGCACTAGGCGATATCCGATATACACATGTAGACGTAGTTAATCATCTATCAATTGAACATTACGAAAATGAGTATGGTGCTACAGTTACTCGATACAAAGCAGGTAAGAATAAAGGATTACCTAAAACGTTTAAGATTGATTCTGATGTTGAGAAGCTTAAATGGGGTAAAGGAACATATCGATTTGAGGGTTTAGTTAACTTCAATTCATTACCTAAACACGTAGCAGAACAGTTCACAGGTGATCGTGCAGAGTTCAAAGGTAAGCGTGTACATGCAGCTTGTGGTACTCCTGTATATTCAACAGGAGATGATGCTTTAGACTTAGTAGCTAAGTTCACAGAAGCAGCACAGCCATTACGTGATATGAAGAAGTTAATCAAAGATACCACGACATATTACCTTGTTGAAGATGATAAGGGTAAGCAGTCAGGTATGCTTCAATATGTAGAACCAAATGGTATCATCCATCACCAATTAAACAACTGTGCAACTGTTACAGGTCGCTTATCAGGTTCGCGTCCTTAAATATGTGGGGTCGCGTTATAAACCGTGTGAATTCAGGGAACAGCTAGAACAGCCAATCCTGAGCCAATCCAATCCAATCTACCATAGGAGGTACAAATGGACAATATTAAGAATCTTATCGAGAACACAACATTAACGCTTGAACAAATCGCACAACAGTTAGGTGTCGGTTATAAGCGTGTATACAATGTGTGGCGTAAGTATCCTAAAGAATATAGAACTAACCGTAAGACTTTAAATTATAGAACATCTAAGTTGGGTGCTAACAATCCGATGACAGGTAAATTTAAAGAAGCACACCCTAACTACAAAGGTGTGGTAGGCGACTCTAAAGGATACCTTATGGTGCTAAAACCTGACTGGTTTACTGGTCGCAAAGGGAGTAAGCATGTATTCTTACACAATGTGGTAGTCTGTGAAGCTTTAGGGCTTACGGAATTACCTGCGAAGTGGTGTGTTCATCATTGTGATGAAAATCCACATAACAATAACTTCGATAACTTAGTATTGATGACTATGCAGGATCACGCTAGACTGCATAACTCATTGGCAGGTGCAACGACTATCTCGAAAGAGAGTACACTCAAGTGGGTGGAAGCGCACGGCACACCGTTTAAGGTGTGATGATATAGTCTACTCTGTATGGGGACATACAGCAGTTCATAAGAGAACGGGCTAGGCGTAACGAACCTAGTCGAATATAAGGAACATGCAGAACATTCCGCGAGATGGTACATCGAAAGTTAAACAGATGTTCGAATCTCGCTTTGGTAAAGAAGGGCGTATTGTTGAGGTCGATTACTCAGCACTTGAGGTCGTAGCATTAGCTAGTATCTCAGGAGATAAGAACTTACTTCAACAGTTGATTGATGGTACAGACATGCACTGCTATCGTTTAGCAGGTGCTTTAGGAGAAGATTATGCAACTGTGTTTGAGAAGTGTCATGATAAGTCTCATCCTGAACACAAGAAATATAAACAACTACGTACCGACATCAAGCCTCGTGCCTTCGCTAACCAATACGGGGCTTCCGCTATGGGCATTAGCTTCTCAACAGGATGCTCACTTGAAGAAGCTGAGCAGTTTAAAGAGACAGAGCGTAAATTATTTCCAGAGTCTTCCACATACGCTGAACGAGTTGTACGTCCGCAAGTCGAACAAAACGGACTCACAGTCCCGATGGAATCAGAACTCGTTAACGGTGTATGGAAACACTTCCGACGTGGATTCTTTAAAGCTAACAGTGGAACCTGCTATAGCTTCCGTCAATTTCCCAAGTACGTTAAGGGCGTAGGTGAGAAATATGATTACAAAGATACACAGCTTGCGAACTATTGGTGTCAAGGCGAAGCGTCATTTATTGTGCAAGTCGCATGCGGTCGGGTTATTAGAGAACTTATTGCTCGGAACTTCGCTGGCGGTTTGGTGTTACCTATCAATACTGTGCATGATGCTATATATCTCGATTGTGCGACCGAATCTTTAGCGAATGAGTACGGTAAACTCGTACAGGAAATTATGGAATCAACACCTAAGTATATGGCTGAGATTATCCCAGCATTGAAAGAGTGGCGATATGATACAACACCGTTCCCAGCAGCAGCCGAGTACGGAATTAACATGATGGATAAGGTAGATGTTACTTAATGAAGACATAGAATATGCTTTGAAGACGTTCTATCTAAACAGTCTTAGCGGTGAGCGCTTAAAGCACTGTTTAACATTAGTACGCCAGACAGGTTCGGTACGCATACCACTACCGCAACGAATTAAATACAGACGATATGAATCAGTTCCAGTGGCTAGACCAGTGAACTACATCACAATTACACTTGACGATCTTTATGAAATTTTAGGAGTATCAGTATGAACGCATTATTAGCACAAGCAGCAGCAGCAATCGAAGCAGGTAAAGTACAATTAGACATGACTGAAACTACAGCAGGTGGTTTTGAGAAACGTCTGTTAGGTGAAGGTACAGCGATTGTACAGTTCACGCAATACATTGATCATGGTATTCAGAAACAGAAACCATTCAAAGGTCAACCTAAGAAACCAGCTAAGACTGCTTCTTTAGGATTCCATATCCTTGCAGGTATCGGTACTCTTCCTGATGGTACAAAAGAACCATACGTACAAGATGGTAAACTTGAAAAGATTCGCACACGTTTTGATATTGCTTTGCACCAAAATGAAAAAGCTGGCGCTGTTAAAATCTTCAACGCATTGAACTATGCTAAAGATGCAACACACTTTGTACAGAAACTCGGTAGCATTTACTTATTATCAATTGGTATTGAGAAAGGTAAAGATGGTAAAGAATATAACACTTATGACTTCTCTCAACTACAGAAGCCAATTGCTAATGCAATGACAGGTGCTATGTATGAGGCAGGTAAGGATGGTGTAGCAGATACCCCAGCAGAGGAATATCAATTGTTCTTGTGGGATGCACCTACTAAAGAGCAATGGGATTCGATCTACATTGAAGGTGAATATGAGAAGAAAACTAAGGATGCAAATGGTAATGAAGTTGTTGAGAAGAAAAGCAAGAACTTTATCCAAGAGAAAATCCGTAGTGCTACTAACTTCAAAGGTTCACCAATTGACTTATTGTTGATTAGTCAAGGTGAAGATTTACCAGCACTTGAAGCTGAGGTTGACGAAACTGACCCTAACGATCAACATGCTGATGAAGATAAGACAGATATTCCTGCGGTTCCAGCAGCAGATATCCCAGCCGTTCCAACCGTTTAAGCCCACTTACAACCAAACTATAAGCCTCCTTCGGGAGGCAACCTCTAGGAGATTACATGTACACTTATATTGAAGATGAAGACTTTCAACCAGCAACACCAATGAATTGCCCTAATTGTGGGCTAGTAGCAACTTATACTGGAACTTGTCATTACTGTGGGGAGAAGTGCGAATGAGTTTACAAGTCGAGAATAACAGAGCAAGTGGTCGTACAACTCGTATGATCCTAAAAGCTGCGGAATACTTAATTAAACATCCTGATAAACATGTGGTTATTATTGGGCATGATCATCGTTCTATGCACTGGTTGCAAGGTTATGTAGAAAGTATCCTAAATGCTCAGTTAGTGGGGCGAATTAGTTATGAGAATATGCAAAATACGTTAGGGTTAGACATTCAAAAAGAGAATTACTTCTTCGATCATCACTGCTTCTATGCTAAACGTCAGAAGTTACTTTCCGATCTGGAATTTGTTAATAAACATTATGGGCGTTGGGATGAATAATATTCTATCACGCTTTGGCGTAACCTCGGACAGTATCTCTAAAGTGGATACATACAAAGCAGGTCATCAAGGAGATGTGTTATTACATGATGGAGATAGTGACTGTTATTACGTATGCACTCAGTATCGTAAGATGCAAACTATTCTTAATAACTTCGAGATTGCTATCCAGGAAAAGATGTTCTTAACAGGTGCGACAACTGCACGAGTCCATTTAACTCCGACAGGTTGTGCTAAGAACGGACGGCATTTACTGAATACAGTTAAACCATATCAAGGTAACAGGGAAGGTAAACAAAAACCTGCTAACTTAGAAGAGTTGCGTAATATTGCACCTGATTATTTCAAAGATCATCCTACGATCAAGGTGTTCAGCCACTATGATATTGAAGCCGATGATGCGTTAATGATTGACCATTATCATTATCAAAATGGTATATTAGTAAGTGCAGATAAAGATTTGCAAATATCTCCACACAAATCCTATAACATGGATGAAGGTAAGTTCGAAACATTACTTAAAGGTGATCGTTTTGGATGGATTGCTAAGAAAGAATGGTTGACACCAAGTTTAAAACCTGCATCTAAAATCGTTGGTAAGGGTACAAAGTTCTTCTTTGCACAATTACTGATGGGAGATGTAGCAGATAACGTTAAAGGTATCATTAAATTGAACGGTAAGGCTTGTGGTGAGGCTTTGACGTTAGCTACACTAGAACCTATCAAGGATGAGAATGAAGCCTGTAACGTCGTCCTAGACGGTTATAGGGCTATCAATCAAAACGTATTACCCGAAGCAGAAGCTATGTGGTTGCTACGTAATCGTGAAGACAGTGCTTACAAGTTCTTAAAAGAACATGATCTTAGTCCAGCAAATTTACAATTCTTAGAGGATTGTTTTGGTGGTGATTGGAAACGTATAGAGGATGATTCTTATGACAACTAAAGTTGAATTACCTGTAGAAGTTCAAAATGTTTTGGGTTGGTTGAAAGAGAATGGATATATCGCAGCAGTAGTTGGAGGTTATTGTAGAAAGCTTAAGTATAATAAAATAACCCATGATATAGACATTGCAGTCTTAGTCGAGACTTTGGACGAAATTGAAGACCTTCAAAATGAGTTTGGTGTTCCTGTGCATAAGTGTAGTGTATTGGAGAAAGCTGAAAAATCATTGTATGAAGGACATACTGGTTTTGTAGCAGATTGGCGTGAAGGTGATATAAATATTATTGCATATGATAAGTATAAATATAACGACATACCCGCATTAGTTCAAAGCTTCGATTTTAATTTTAACATGTGGTACGTAGATGAGGATGGTACTTTAAAGAATCCTGATCCACTTGTAGAAGTACATAAGGTACGGTTAGGTAACTCATTAGGTAGTCGTCCGAGTGTAGCACGCTTAGCTCGTTTCTATAATGAGTTCAGTGAATGGGATTGGGAATTAGTCGATGAACTCACTATAGAAACTGAACCAGCATTCGGGATTTATTAGGATGACAGCACGTAAGATTTCCAGAGGTCAACTAAGACCTATTGCTATGAAGCTCTATAAGGAGCAAGGTGAGAAGTGTTTACTATGTCACAAGCCGATTGACTTTACTAAGATGGGTAGAGATTCAGATTACGCAGTGGACCATGACCACGTGACAGGTTTAATACGAGGTACTCTTCACCGTTCTTGTAACGCTGGTGAAGGTAAGGTAATTAATGCGGTAGGTTCTTGGGGCAGTAAGTCTAAAGAGCATGCAGCAATCCGAGAGTGGTTGCAGAACCTACTTAATTATTATGCTTATTGTGATGCACATCCAACGACTATGATTTATCCAAGTCACAAAACAGCCGATGAGAAGAAAGAAGCTCAGCGTGTGAAGCGAAATGCAGCAGCACGAAAAGCACGAGCAGTAGTTAAACAACGTAAACAGAAAGGTGAGTAATTTATGTCTAAAGTAGTATTCAGCAGTTTAAAAGAATGGAAACAACGTGCCCTTCGTATGCACTTTCAAGGTCTAACTAGCTCAGAGATTGCTACAGAGTTAGGTATTTCTGATCGAACTATTCGAGATAACATTCAGAAGTTAGCTCATCGTGTTGACAAAAGTGTAGCATTGAAGATGCGTAAGCCTACAATCTTTGTAATTGGTGATACTCAGGTTAAGCAAGGTATTAGTCTTGATTACATCCACTGGATTGCAAACTATATCAAACTTAAACAACCTGACATTATTGTACAGATTGGTGACCACTATGATATGGCGTCATTAAGTACATATGATAAAGGGCAGCTTAGTGCAGAAGGTCGTCGCTTCGTATTAGATATTGAAGCAGGTGATGAGGCGCTAGGTATTATTGAAGACTATATCCGATCTGTTAAAGGTTACAATCCTCGTAAGGTTGTGGTATTAGGTAATCATGAAGATCGTATTGATCGTTTCGTTAAGACCCATCCTGAGTTTGAAGGTCTTATCGGTACAGACAAACTAGCTTTTCACGATTACGGTTGGGAAGTTATCCCGTTCTTAAAACCACATAATATCTGCGGTATTCACTTTGTGCATTATGCAATTAACGTGAATACAGGTAAGCCGTTAGGCGGTAATCTTGATCTACGTCTTAAAACAGTTGGTGAATCTTTCGTTATGGGTCATCAACAAATGTATGCTTACGCTGAACGTCAATTACCTATGACTGGACGTAAACAGTTCGCAGCAGTAGTTGGTGCATGTTATGTACATGATGAGCCATATAAAGGTTGGCAGGGTAATCATCACTTCCGAGGTTGCTTGATGTTGTACGGTTGTGCTGATGGTTATGCTATGCAGAAGAAAGTTGAACTTGAACATATGAAAGAAATCTACGAAGGAGAACATGCATAATGAGTACTAAAATCGGCTTAATTGGACTCGCTGGGGCAGGTAAAGATACAGTAGCAGTTATCTTACAGGAAGCTCTAAAAGATATCGGTCAAGAGTTTGAGATTGATCGTTATGCAGGATTACTTAAGGAGACGGCAAAAGCTGTCTTCGGAGAACACTTCGATGATCGTGATGTAAAAGAAGTTTTAATACCTTTTACAGTCGATTTAAAATTAAAGGTTATTGTAGAGTTATACAGTTTAGGTATTAAGTTAAACTTGAACCAGCAGGAGCAGGGATGGTCACGGTATAATCGTCTATGTGCTGAGCAATTTGCGGAACTGGATGAGATTAGTCCTCGCCTATTTCAACAACTACTAGGTACTGAGGTAGGGCGTGCTATTGATGAAAACATTTGGGTTAATTACCTAAAGAACCAAGATCGTAACCTAATCATTCCCGATGTTCGCTTTGGTAATGAGGATGTAGATTTTAATATCCTAATTACTAGACACCCTGTACCGAAAGGTAAACTACATGCTTCGGAAGTATACGCAGCCGAACTACAATTATCTGATAACCCATATGATTACGTAGATTATGTAATTCATAATGACGGTTCTATCGAAGACCTCAAACGTAAAGTCCAACAGTTAGTAAACAAAATTAAAGTTTAGGAGATATAATGTCTGATCTATACCAACGCCAAGTAGCTCTTGAAGAATCATACAGCCACGATAGTATCATTGCTGGTCAGAAGCAGGTACTAGATGCATATCAGCAAGGACGTGCTGCTGACGTAGGTACAGGTCGTATCCTATTAGCTAAAGCATTTGAAGTTGGTGTAGAAGCTTTAAATGCAGCTAAGAAACAAAAGGTTCGTGGTATTGGTGGGAAATACTTAAAATTACTTTCTATCGCTGATCCAGAAGTTTTAGTAATGGCTGCATTACGTGATATTATTAATGCATGTGCTGTACCTGAACCAGTGTCTATGCAGAAAGTACTTACAGGCATTGGTCGTATGATTGAGTCAGAGTCTATGTTGGTATTTATGCAGGAGTTAAATCCTGCATATACCGATAAGACTATCCAGTATTTAGACAACACAGGTACAAAATCAGTTACCCACCGTTATCGTACATTCTTAGCAGGTTCTAAGTCTATTCAACTAGATTGGGAACAGTGGTCACAAGAAGAGCGCATAGGTGTAGCTAAGTTATTAGTAAGTTGTTTATATGAAGCTACAGGGTTATTCCAATGGGCTAAACTAGATAGCGGTATGTACCACATTAAAGCTTCTGAATCCTTAGCGAAGCACTTTCAGGATGCAGCGAGTGCAGCGAGAGCAGTTGTTAAATATCCCCCTATGTTGATCAAACCTATGGATTGGGAAGGTCAGTATAACGGTGGATATTTAACTGAATGGTTTAAACATAACTCACCTATGTGTGGTATTCGCTTTATTAAGAAAGAACATAAGCAATGGGTTATTGATAACTTAAATAATGGTGCAGAACCAGTTAAGGCTGCAATGAATAAAGCACAGTCTGTACCTTACCGTATCAATAAAGACATCTTAGCAATCTTACGTAAAGCAGTTGCTATGCGTGTAGGTATTTTAGGTTTACCAAGCTATCAACCTGCACCGAAACCTGCATTTCCTTTTACCGAGGATTGGTTAAAGTCGGAGGCTACCGAGGAAGAATTAGATCAATTCCAGTTCTGGAAAGGTTTAATGAGTTCATGGTATACACAAGAAGCTAAACGTGTTGGTCGTCAACATGGTATCTTAAGTCGTATTCAAGAATTGGTTAAATATCAGGACGAAGAACGTTTATACTTTCCAACATTTATTGATTGGAGAGGTCGTCTTTACTTCCGCAGTAGTATTAACCCACAGTCAAACGATTGTATTAAAGGTTGTCTTGAGTTTGCAGAGGGTAAACCTTTAGGTAAAACAGGACTTAAATGGTTAAAGATTCACGTTGCAAACTGTTGTGGTTATGATAAACATGATCCAGATTTGAAGGAGAAGTGGTGTGATGATAACTGGAACTATATTAAGAACTTCATTAATAACCCTTTCGATGTGGATGCACCCGAACCCGACACAGCATTTACCTTATTACAAGCAGGTCTTGCTCTCCAAAGTGCCCTCGCACTTCCCGACCCAACCACTTACGTTTGTCATGTCCCCGTTGCTATGGACGCAACTTGTTCAGGACTCCAACATCTCTCGGCGCTTACTAGAGATGAAGTTGGCGGACTTTACACGAACTTATTAGACAACGGTGAAGAGCAGAAGTCTGATATTTATATGCGTGTAGCTCACGTAGCGGATGAGTCTAAGTTAGAATTAGCTGATTCTCCTGCTGTGCGTCAATACTGGACGGATAAGCCTATTAGTCGTAATATGGCTAAGAAGCCTGTAATGACTTATGTGTATGGTTCTAAATTACTATCAACTATTCAGGGTTTAGCTAACGACATGTACGAAGCTGGTATGGAAGAGATTCAATTAGAAGGTAAGACAGTCTTTACTTACAACCGATTAGCAAAACCAGTTGGTAAGGCATTGCGTAAAGGTGTAGAAGACACTGTACCTAAATCTGCGGAAATGATGAATTACTTGCAGAACGTTGTACGTAAAAATAAAGCTGATGCTATGCGTTGGTTTAGTCCAGTAGGTGTTCCTGTTGTGAATTGGGCAGAAGGTATGGTGACTAAAACTGTAGCAATTCGTTCGATGGGTATTAATAACATTGCATACCGTTATCCAGATAATCAATATAATACCTTAAGAGCAGCTAACGGTATTGTACCTAACTTTGTACATAGTATGGATAGCAGTCACTTATGCTTAACTATCTTAGACTTTGATGGACAAGTTCTACCGATTCACGATTCATTTGCGACGCATCCTAGTGATGTAGAAGCTATGCATGTATCGTTACGTAAGACATTCATTGAAATGTATACACAATTCAGTATCGAAGACTTCTTAAAATTCAATGCGATTGATCTTGAAGAATATGAATTACCTACTACAGGTAATTTAGACTTACAAGAGATTTCTAAATCACGTTATATGTTTGGTTAAACATGGCTCACATACTTTCGAGTATGTGGGCTTTTTTTTTGAAGTTGCACTTATAGAAGGGAAGAAACTTATTTGAAATTGTACTTATAGAAGGAGAGAAGAAATGAGTGCAAGAGACATTCCATTATTCACTCAAGAACAATATGATTATTTAAATACGTATTGTTTTCCAGAGAATACAGAACTACTTAAACCAGAAGAGTTAACTTACAAAGCTGGACAACGTAGTGTGATGTATAAAATACAAACATTAGTTAACCAACAAGGACCTACATTAGTCCGTAAGGAGATTATACGATGAGCTGGTTAAGTAAAGCTTTAGGTAGTGTAATGGGTATGTTTGGTATTGGTGGTCAAGATGATCTTGGTAAGAAATACGAAGAAGAGATGCGCCAACAAGCCGAAGCTCAAAAACTACAACAAGCTAATGAACAAACAAATGTAACTCAGTTTGAAGATACAGGAGGTAGTACATTTACAGGTGCAGATGGGCCTCGTAAGAAACGACCCACAGGTAGTTATTCAAGCTTGGGTATTAACGCTTAGGAGGTACTATGTCCAAAGGAACTGATTTTACAAAGACTATCCAAGCTTTGTATGATGAATACACGGACGATTCTTTAAAGACAAGATTAGAAATGTATGCACTTTGGACATTACCTAGCGTGTTTCCCACAGGTGAGATTACGGTAGATAATGGAAATGCTGAAATTGAGCATGACTACCAAAGTGTAGGTGCTTATCTAGTGAATAGATTGGCGTCACGTTTAGCGAGTACGTTATTTCCCGTAAGCACATCTTTCTTTAGAATTGAGCCAAGCCAACAATTGAAGGACTTAGTTGATAAACGTGGTACGAGTACCCTTATTGATTTAGAGAACAAGGCTTGTCGTCGTTTATTCTACAATGCGTCATATGCACAATTAGTGCAAGCATTACGTTTACTTATTATCACTGGTGAAGTTTTATTACTTCGTAGAGATAATCGTCTACGTGTTTTTAGTTTAAAGAATTATGCGTTACTACGCAACAACGTAGGAGATGTACTTGAGATTATCACACGTGAGCCTAAACGCTTTCGGGAATTAGATGATGAGACTAAGGCGTTACTACAAGATCGTAATGAGGACGAGACCCTTGATCTTTATACTAGAATCCGTAAACGAGTTATTAATGGTGTGACTTCGTGGAAGATTACACAAGAGATTGGTAGTGTACGTCTACCTAACTATGAAATCTATCGAGATAAACTATGCCCGTATATTCCTGTAACATGGAGCTATATGAATGGTGATGCTTATGGTCGGGGTTACGTAGAAGAGTATGCAGGTGATTTCGCTAAGTTATCAGAACTATCACAAGGTTTGACAGAGTACCAATTAGAATCTTTAATCTTACGTCATGTGTATAATGCACAAGGTGGGTTTGATGTAGAATCTGCGGTGAACTCTCGAAATGGTGATTGGTTAGCTGGTAACGTTAATGCGGTTCAGAATTATGAATCAGGTTCATTCCAAAAGATGAATGAGGTTCGTTTAAGTTTAGAATCTATTATGCAGCGATTGAACGTAGCATTCATGTACACAGGTAATACACGGGAAGGTGAGCGAGTAACTGCTTATGAGATTGCACGGAATGCTGATGAAGCAGAACAAGTCTTAGGTGGTGTGTACTCACAACTATCTCAGAATATGCATTTACCTCTAGCCTATCTATTACTCTATGAAGTACGTCGGGATTTTATTCAGGCGATTGATAGACAAGAAATAGAATTAAACATTTTAACTGGATTACAAGCTTTATCTCGTAGTTCTGAAAACCAAGCCTTATTAGTTGCAGCCAATGAGATTGCAACAGTAGCACAAGTATTTTCTCAAGTAAGTAAACGCTTCGATTTAGATGCCATTGTAGATAAAATTTTACTTTCTAATGGTATTGATATTTCGGAGATTACTTATACCGAAGAGGAATTAAGAGCTAAGGCCATGGCAGAAGAGAGACAAGCTCAAGCACAGCAACAACAATTAATGAATCAAGCTAGTGCCCAGTTAGGTAATAATCAATTACAGAATACACAAGCAGCGCAGTTAGCCGCTGGTATAGCACAATAGGAGTAACTATGAGTGAGTTTAATCAAGGTGGTCAAGGTAATCCGCAAGGTGATCAACCTCAAGGTAATCCAGCACCACAAGAATTTAACCAAGGTGGTCAAGGTCAATTCCAACAAAACTTTAATCCAAACCTTATTCAAGGTCAATTCGGATTCCAGCAAAATCAGGGCTACCAACAACCACAAGTACCTCCAACGACTCCACCAGTTGAAAAACAAGAACCTGTTAAAGAGACTAAAGTCTATACAGCAGAAGATTTCGCAGGTGACAGTCCGCTTGATGTTAGCATTAAGGTTTTATCGGCTAATGCTGGAATAGCAGCAGAGTCCTTTGGTGAAGCTATTAAGAACGCAGTTCAGTATGGTGATCCGAATCTAATTGACGTTGCAACATTAACGCGTGGTTTAGAGCCTAATATTGCAGCACAAGTGGTAGCTACGGCTAAAGCAGCTTATCAACACGCTACACAAGTTAAAGCACAGATCACACAGAAAGCACATAGTGCTGCTGGTGGTGCTGAGCAGTGGGCTGAGGCTATTAACAGTTTTAACACATCTGCACCTAAAGATGTACGTGGTTATGCCATTTATCTTGAAAGTGTAGGAAAGCAAGACGAAGCTATTGAAGTTATTATCAATCATGTTCGTAATAACGGTTTAGTGAACTCTAACAATGGCACACTATTGAATGGTAGCACAGGTGGTACAGGTGGTAAAGCTTTATCACATAGCGAGTTCTTAGTGGAGTGGGGTAAACTAGATCGTGAATATGGTCACAAGTTATACTCAAGCAAAGAAGCACAACTAAAAATTGCTGACGTACAACGTCGTCGTGCTTTAGGTAAACAACAAGGTATTTAATTTAGGAGATTTATAATATGGCTGGTACTACTTATTTTGCAGATGGATCAACACGCTTTCACTGGGGTGGTGACGAATCTAACATTGACCAACATTTAGAAATTTATGAAGGTACAGTTGATACTCAGTTCGAGTATACACAAATTTTCAAAGCTTTGTCTACACAAAAATCTGTAGCTGAACGCTCTAACCAAATCCGTATTGACCGTCTAGGTGCTTCTCAAGCATTGTACCGTCAATCTGGCGAAGATATTCTCGACCAACGTGTTAAGTCTGATAAACTGAACGTGGTTGTAGAAGCTATGCTGTACATTCGTAACCCTGTCGATAAGATGGATGAATGGACTGCGCCTAGCTTCTGGACAGAGATGGGCCGTAACAACGGTACTACTTTCGGTTTAGAGTATGATCAAGCACACATCATCCGCTTGCAAAAAGCAACGACTTGGGTAGCACCAGCTCACTTGAAAGAGCATGGTGAGTTCCATGACGGCTTCTTTGTCCCTGTAACGCTTAAAGGTGGTGATAACTTAACTGACGCTGAGCTTGAGCAGAATGCTTCTGCACTTGTGAAGGCTCACGCTAAAGCTCGTGATACCTTAGCTAAACGTCGTGTACCTTTACAGGATATGGTGACTTTAGTTGATGTAGACACGTTCTCAGCGTTACTACATCATCCTAAGTTAATCAACAAGGATTACACCGCTGAGAATGGCGATTTCGCTAACCGTCGTGTAGTTAACGTGAATGGTATTCCTGTAGTGGAGAATACAGCATTCCCTACAGCAGCTATCACTGGTCACGGTTTATCTACAACTGAAAACGGTAACGCGTTTGACGTGACTTCGGAAGAGATTAAAGGTCGTATGATCATCTTCTCTAAAGCGTTATCACTTGTGACTGTAACTGCTCAAGAGTGGACTGTTGAACCGTGGTATGACCCACGTTCTAAATCTAAGATTCTTGACTGCTACTCTATGTTCACTGTAGATGTACGTCGTCCAGATACAGTGGGTGTAGTTCGTATCACAGAAGCAACAACACCATAATAACAACTAACGGAGGGCCGTTGGCTCTCCTTTCTACTTAAGGAGAATTATCATGGCAGGTGCATTATGTGAGCCAATCGTATCTACAGCTTTGGTAGCAGACGCAACAGCGGCAGCCGCTTTAGAAGATACAAATACACAAGTAGCTGAATTATTAAAACAGGTTCAAGCATTAACTGAAAAGGTAGCAGCACAAGAAGCAGCAGCTCCAAAGACTAAGACTACTGTGTCTAAAGCAGAGTAATAGGAGGTGATATGGCTGGTGCGATTAGTCCTCCAATTGTTTCGGAAGCTATTACAGGTGGCTCATCTGATCCACAGTTGGTTGCTATTAAAGATTCTATTGATGAAGTAAAGACTGCGATTGCAGCAGTTAAAACGGTTGTAGACTCTAATAAAACAGAGATCGCTACAATCAAGACTAATGTAGGCTCTGTTAATACGAATACCAACACAATCAAGACAGATGTCGGCACTATTAAGACTGACACAGCAACAATTAAAGCTGATGTGGCTGTTATTAAAACTAACACTACACCAGCAGCGTAAACTCGAAAGGGTTTACTTTAAGATATAATCTATAAATCCAAGTGGTCGAGATTATATCCTAAAGTAAATCAACATAACAAGGAGGATGTACTTATGACTCTACTTGATGCTGTAAATGCTATCCTACCTTATTTAGGCCAGCATGTTATTACACGTGTAGAAGATTCTCGTAACCCTACAGTAGCTCGAATTGTTTCGGCTATTGATAGACAACGTAGAAGTGTACTAGCAGAAGGTCACTGGTTTAACGAAGTGACTAGTAAAACATTGCTACTTAATACAGACAATACAGTAGACGTACCTTTAAACACAATAGCTGTTTATGGTAAGGATACGAAGGTTGCTAAGCGTGGTGCTAAACTCTATGACATCGATAATGACACACGGTATTTCACAGGGCCAGTTACAGTTAAAGTTATCTATGACTACCCATTTGAAGAATTACCTGAATACGCTGCACAGTACATTACGTATTTAGCAGGTATTGAAGTTTATGTATCAGATTATGGTGTAGAGAACGCAGTACAGCAGATGCATGAAAGAAAAGAATTTAACCGCTTATTATTGGTCCAAGAAAATATGCGTAACCGTAAATGGAACAGTAATGATGGTGCTATGCGACGTAGTCGTTATAGACACGTTTTAAGACGATAGGAGTTATTATGATTCTTGAGGGAGTGTACCCGTCATTCTTGAAAGGTGTATCACAGCAAACACCTCAAGAGCGTACAGACGGGCAATTAGGCTCACAGCTTAATTTACTATCAGATGCGGTAACAGGACTACGTAGACGTGGTGGAGTTAAGTTCCAAGCTAAATTAGCAGATATCCCGAACGATAGTTATATTCGTTTAATTGATATTGATGGAATTAACTACATCATGGTTGTGGATACTGTTACAGGCACATTAAAGATTTATGACTTTACAGGTGCTTTAATTAAGTCTCAACAGATGGACTATTTAAAGTCTACTAGAGGTAAAGCAAGTATCCGAAGTACAGTGTCACGTAATAACTGCTTTGTGTTAAATACAGATAAAGTTATCGAGAAGACTCCTACAGGTGGTACGAATCCTAATCCAGACCCTAAGACTATGGGTTATATTAGTATTCGTTCTGGTCAATTCTCTAAAATGTACTCAGTTGATATTAAGTCAGGTTCTTATACCTTGAGTTTTGGTGTAGGTACGTCTGGTAACGAAGCTTGGCAAGCTACACCAGAGTGGGTAGCTACCGAGATGGAAATGAAAATTAAAGAGGATGTTACCTTAAATGCACGCTATGATGTTGTACGGGAAGGTAGTACTGTAGCTTTAAAAGCAAAGTCAGCGACAGATACAAATTTACTAGTTATTGAGTCGGGTACAGGTAGTACTTATATTCAGTGTAGTAATGCTAGTCGTGTGCAAGCAAAGCAAGATATTATTGCTAACCTACCTAACATCTTAGATAAATATGTCTTAGCAGTTGGTACAGTAGGTAACTCAGCTTATTATCAGTATAATGCTACTAGTAGTACTTGGAAAGAGTGTGGTATCTATGAGGCTCCATATAAGTTCACTAATGAGCCGATTTACTGGTACTTTGATGATACAGATACTATTCAAGTTAAGAGCTTAGATATTCAACCACGGGCAGCAGGTGATGATGATAATAACCCATTACCTAAGTTTGTGGATTTTGGTATTACAGGTATCAGTGCTTATCAATCCCGCTTAGTTCTATTATCTGGTTCGTATGTTAACTTAAGTGCAACAGCAGACTTTAACATCTATATGCGAACCACTGTAGAAGAACTTATGGATGATGACCCTATTGAGGTGTCTAGTACTGCTTTAAGTGCTGCACAGTTTGAATATGCTGTACCTTACAATAAGGACTTAGTGTTGATGTCACAGAACCAGCAAGCAGTTATACCTGCAAATAGTACTGTACTGACACCAAAGACCGCAGTAGTATATCCAAGTTCTAAAGCAAATATTAGTATGGCTAGTGAGCCTCAAGTAGTTTCACGCAGCTTATATTATACCTATCAACGTGGTGCTGATTTCTATCAAGTAGGTGAGATGATTCCTAATGAATATTCAGATGCACAGTACTATGCACAGAACTTAGCTGACCATATTCCTTTGTATGCTACAGGTGTTTGTACATCAATCACAGGTAGTACCACAGATAATATGGCTATCTTTAGTTCTGATAGTAAAACGTTATTAGCCCACCAATATTTGTGGGCAGGTTCGGATAGACCATTAATGAGTTTTCATAAATGGGAACTACCTTACGATGTTTTACACGTACAGTTCTTACAGGAATACCTAGTCTTATTTATGGATGTAGGTAATGATGTTGTCGTAGGTACTCTCAATGTTCAGCTAAACCAGTTAGATAATAAACCTATCCCATTCTTAGATATTTACCAATACGTAGATATTGTAGACGGTGAGGGTACATTACCTACTTGGCTTCCAGAGGGCGAGTTAGTAGCTGCGGTATACAGCTCTGAGAATATGCGACATGCTAAGGTACAGTATGCAATCGAAGGTACTAAGATTAAATGTCAATTTAATGGACGTATTTATCTAGGCGTACCTTACGAAAGTTCATTCGTACTCACACCGCCTTTCCTTAAAGATAACCAAGGTAGGGTAGTAACAGGTAGCCAAAGTACAGTTGTAGATTTAACTATGACATTTAAAGGTACTGGTGAGTTTGAATATCATATCTCAGATACTTATGGGGATGTGTTTGATGGTGAGACATCGGCACAGGCTTGGTCTGAGGCACAACTAGGTCACACACGGATTAATACAGTCAGTGATGTTAAATTCTCTTGTGGTACTTTGTTAAGCTCTACTGAGTTTAGTGTTCGTACTAAAGGTACTACAGAGCTTAATGTAATTAGTGCTAGTTATAATATCCGTGTACCTAATAGAGGACGGAGGCATTTATAATGGGCGCTAATATGCAAGGTGGTATGCAGGGAGCGCAAACAGGTGCATCTATCGGGAGTAACTTTGGTGGTTATGGTGCAGCATATGGTGCTGTTATCGGAGCTGTCTTAGGTTTACTTACTCCTGATAAGGACTTGGAAGCTCTTGAAGCATACAACAAACAAGTAGTACATAACTTAGGCTCTACGTTATTCGATATGCATCGACAACGGAACATAGAGAACCTTAGAACATCACAGGCCTTAGATTCATACCGAACACAAGGGCAAGTAGCAACATCTGAATATAACGCTAGATTTGGTGCAGCAGACATTATTGGCTCAAGTGCAGATGCACTAAAGAGTACATTAGATCGTCAGATGCAACAAGTTGAACGTCAGATTTGGATTGACTGGGAAGTTGGTGTCGATAACTTCAATACTGAAATTGACGCAGTTGTTAACCGTGCAGCAAGTGCGTTACGTCGATATAAGACTGATAACTCTAAGACTGACTATGCAGGTATGTTCAAACAAGGTATGGATATGTACAAACAATATAATACAGGTAGTAGTTTTAACACGACTACTATGAGTTCAACAGGTGGTGGTATGTCTGGTATGACAGACTTCGGCTCCTATGGTAAATCTGGTTCTGTGTCAGGCGCAAGCTCAGCAGGGGCCATGTCAGCGTAATATGGAGGGTATATGGCTACTCAAATGCCAAGCGTACGTGATGTACAAGTAAGTAATTTACAAGCTATTGACCGTCCAGCAGAAGGTGGTGTTTTGAGTAGCTTTATGCAAGACATATTACCTGCTGCGGACAAAGCTTTACAAACATATAATAAAGAGAATGCAGACCGTTTAGTGGCTCTAGGACGTAGTGATCAAATGAATGACGTACATCGAGAGGTTAACTGGTTAGACGGTAAGTACTACAACCAAGGTAAGGAATACCAAAAAGTTGTAGCTACGCAGGCTCAACAACTACAACAGTTCAATAGTCGTATTAAAGAGATGGCAGACAATGGTGCAAGCTCAGATGAAATGTACCAAGTCGGTAAGGAGTACTTAACTCAATATACAGATGCTATCTATAATAGTGATTTGGATGCAGACTTTAAAGAACACTTATATAATGAGGGTTTGAAAGAGAATGCGGTCTATCAGAAGACAATCAAGAATACTCAACAGCGTGTAGCTATCGATAAGGCATATCAAAGTACTTTAACACTACAAGCTAACTATGTTAATACATTACGTACTACTGATCTTAGTGGTGCAGATTTAGATGTCTTAACCTATTCATACGTTAACCGTTCAGTAGCAGCTAAGATGACGGCTGATCCAGATTTAACTTTGGAACAAGCTACTAAGTCAGCACAAGATGAGATTGCTAGTGCCTTTAAGTTTATCGGTCAGCAAATTGATCCTACAGCACAAGGTGCAGATCAAGTTGTTAATAAATTACGTGGTATGGTAGATCATGCATATACTCAAGGTTATGTTGATCTAGATACATTAACAGGTGTTCGTAAGATTGCAGATGATATTCATGTAGGTATTACTAACTATAACGATACTATGGCAGATCGTCAGGTTACTGATTATATCGCTAGTGTTGAGGTAGGTGAAGTACCTTTGAATGCAGATGACTATAATACGAAAATGATGGATATCTATCAAAACCCAAACCTTAGTGAAGATAAGAAAACAGCATTGACTCGTCAGCTAACCAATTCTTATGTATCACAGCACAACAAAGTAATGTCGGCTGATATTGATATTAATACTATTGATCAATTCCCAGATATGATTGACTTCGTTGCTACTACAGGTAAAGGTGAAGATAAGTTTGTAAACCTTTGGACTCAGAAGCATCTTCGAGAAGCTAATGGTGATGTTTTAACTGGTGGTATGGCTATGATTACCCATGCCTTCTCAGGTAAGACAGATGTACCTGAATTAGCTAAGAAAGGTGCAGAGTACGCGAGTTCACAATTTACAGGTTTTATGGGTATGACTCAAGCAGAAGCAGAGAAAGACCCGTACTATAAAAACAGAGAACAAGCTTTTAATACCTTAGCGGGTATGTACCGTAACTATGCTCAGACCAACCCAGCACGTGCAGCACAACTGTTAGCTGGTGTTCCAGAAGAGTACCGAGGTGCTGTAGATCAATTATGGCGTAATGGTGGGCGTATTACAGATGCACGTGAATTAGTACGTAACCCTGTAAACCGTCAAGTACGTTATGAGAATATCGATAAAGCCACTTCATCCCTAACAGCAGATACTACTAAATTAGATAAATGGTTTAGTCGTGGTCATGGTGGTGGTTACTGGAACGGTCAAAAGTCTGAGGTTAAAGACTCACAACTTAATGCAATTATTGTGGCTGCTAAAGCTGGTAAATTCCAATTAGCTCCAAGTACTACTACAGCAAGTCCTGAACTCCTTATGGCTAACATGGAGGCGTTAGGTATGCTACAGAAATCACCTAAAGGTTATGCAAGTACTGTTTTAACTCCTAATGCTGCTAATGTAGTTAAAGAGATGAAATCAGATACAGGTGTACCGCTAAGTTCCGATTTACTGGGTGTAGTTGTAGATAAGTACAGACAAGATATTGCTAAGAATATGAAGACTCGACCAGAGGATATCGTAGTATCATCGGATGAGGGAGGTACAGGTTTGTATTTCCAAGCTTACGATAAAACAGGTAAATTAGTAAACGTGTCAGGTGTTGCAGGTATGCAGGGTGCGCAGATTACTATGAACCGTCTTCGCAACGATATGGCTAAGGAGTATAATGATCGTGGTAGTAAACAGTTGCAAGCAACACAAACGTACTCTAATGGATTGGTTACTGGTCCTAGTGGTACTGTATATGGTGACAATATGCGACGTTATGGCGGCGCTATGTCCGGAGGACGAGCTAAACCTGTAACCATTAATAGTAATGGTACGTTAGGCACTTTCCCACTTAAAAGAATTGGCGGTGGTACAAGTACTGTACGTATCCCAGCTAATATGGCAGGTATGTTTAATGGTAACATTGGTCTAGCTACAGACCTAGTTAGCAACTTCAATACTTTTGAAGCATTCGCATCACAAAGTTCGTTTGTTAAAGGTGTCGGAGGCGCTAGTTCCGGTAATGTGTACGGGCATGGTATTCGTTTAGATAAACACCCTAAATGGAAATCTAAATTTGATGCAGTAGCAGGTGATCCTCAAGGTATCATGCGTGTAGAGGCTGACTTCTTTAACGAGTACTACAAAGGTATGGGTAATCGTCTTGCTAAGATTAATGTGCCTATCCCATCCTCACAACCTTACCCACCGCAGTATAAACAATCTGTATTATTACTTGCAGATGCTTGGTGGCATGGTGGTGGTGGTGCAGCAGATACTATCACAAGGGCAATGAATGCTCCTACGTACTCAGCAGGTTTAAGTATCTTGAAGAGTATGCCGATCTATTCAGCAGGCGGTAACTCAGCAGACGCTAGAGAGAAACACCAACGTAACCGTTTCTATAGAGACGCATTAAGACAACATTTCACAGCACAAGGTAAACGCTAGGAGGTATATTATGGCTGGACTTTATACAGGGCCACAAGAATCAAAATTGTTACCAGAGGTTCAGCCAGACCTTCCTATCGGACCTGATGGGGCTGCTCCGAAGGTTGACCATGTAATTAATACTACTCCGTTAGGTAAACCAGATGAGGTAGACTTAACAACTAATACTCAACAGTTAGAGAGCTTAGAGCGTGATGCACCTCCAACAATATTGGATACAGCTATCGCAGGTTTTGCTCCGACTGGTCGGGATTGGTTAAGAAGTGGTATCGACAAATTAAGATATGACCGAGACCCAAACTTTACACCTGACGAATTTACAGATCAGTTCTTTAAAGATTGGGGTATGCAAAATGCAGAAGAGGTCGAGTATTTAAACAGAGCAGTAAACTATGAAGATTGGAAAGGACGCACAGAGCGACTAGTCTCTAAACGTGAAGACAATAAAGCTTTAGCAGAGAACCCAATTACAGGTATGGTTGCTAGCTTTGTCGATGTGGATTTACCTTTAGCAGCAGTACCTTATTTAGGCTGGGCAGCTAAAGGTACACGTATGGCACAAGTAGGTGTTCGTGCAGCACAGGCAGCTACGGCAGCAGGTGCAGCTTATGGTGTTAACTTAGCATTGGAAGATCAGTCTATCCGTTCAGAAGATGAACGCATGTTAGATTCCTTAACCTTTGGTTTAGGTGCTGGCTTACGAGCTATTAAACCTGTTCATGGTAAAGCTCCATTAGATGATGCTATTAGTGCTGAACTTAAAGACTTAGGTGCAGTTGACCACATTATTGAACCACACGTCCAACAATCCTTAGACGCTGCAACAGATGATGTTATTAAATCTACATCTATGCCTATTAGTACACCTAGTGGCGCACCTTCTGATATAATTAAGAAACATGGCTGGTTAGCAGAATTATCTAGTTCTTATGATAAGCTTTATTACTTGACACAAGGTGATAACTCAACGCTGGTTAATCGTTTATTAACAGGTGTACATAACAACGGTGATGATGTAGCTACAGCACAAGCAGCTTACTTAAATAACTATTCGTGGCGTTTAGCTGGTTTAGAAAAGGATTTAGGTGATGCTGTATCAGAAATTACATTAGTTAAGGCTAATCCGATCACACGTAACAACGGTGCGTATGGTAGAGCCACACAAGAAACAATGGAGAAGTTCCAAGCTTCTATGCAGCAATTAGATTCTAAAGTACTAGAATTAACTGAACAGTTAGGTCAAGTGCCTTCTGATGCTGTTATCAAGCAACTCATTAATACAGTGGAATCTAACCCTAGTATGCAACGAGTCATGAAGACTTATATTGATTCTGGTTTTGCTACACGTATCTTAGATGATGCGAAAGCAGTAGGATTCTTAGAAGCAGAGGGTGCGGATCAGATTGTGCGTCGTAGTACTTATATGCCTGTACGCCATAGTTATGACCGTATCTTGGATGCAGTGGAACGTCGTAAACTTGGTTCATGGGATGATATTGCTAAATTCTATGGTAAACAAATTACTCGAATTTATCCAGAACTATTAAACCCAAAAGGTAATTTTAAATTAACCGAAAAACAAGTAGGTGATCATTTCTTACAGACACAACGTGATGCTGCTCGGAACTTATCGGAGGTAGCAACTACAGGTATGACTAAGGAGCAGATTCATGATGTACTTACTCGTGCTGGTTTAAGCAAAGAGGATGCAAGTGGTGTTACTGCTCGTATGTTTGAAGCATCTAAGGATGCACAAGGTCAACCTAAGAATTTACGTCGTCGTATGGATTGGGACTGGAACATGCAGTATAAGTCTAGTACTGGTGAAACATTTGGTATGAAAGACCTAACAGACTCAAGTACGTTTGGTAATCTTGAAGAGTATTCAAGACGTATGGCTGCTCGTAATGGTTTAGCACAATATGGTATTAAATCAGAAGCAGAGTTAGATAGTCTATTAACATCTTATCTCGATAAACTCCCAGCAGGACAAGACCCACAGAAAGCTCGTAAATTCTTCCAGAACGTGCGTGATGATTTGTTGGGTAGACCTATGGGTGAGGCTGCTCCCGAAGCTCTACGGACTTCTCAGGCGGTAGCAGATATGATGTTATTAGCTAACTCAGGTTTATATGGTATTATTGACGTAGCTACTCAAGTTTATAAGACTGGTGTTATCCGAAGCTTCCCACATATCTACCGTGGTTTAAAGACTGCTGTTAAAGGTATGAAAGGGTTTAGTACTTCTGAGGCTAAGACGTTGGAGGACATCTTTACAGGTAAACTTATTGCTCCATCACGTTGGAAAAACTTTATGAGTCACTATTCAGATGGTTATTCAGTTACTAACGGTGTTCACGAAGCAGCGCAGTATTACAGTCAAAGTACCCGTTTCCTTAACCTATCAGAATACCTAAAACGTTTTCAGATTGGTATGTTAATGGGTGTTTACGGTGATGTACTACGCGGTGTTGCAAGTAATAACGCACGCGATATTAAGTACATGAAGAACAAAATGAAGGTGTCTGATGAGCTATTAGCTGCTATTCAAAGTGAATGGAAAACTAAGGGTGGGAATATTGATTCTTGGTCTAACCGTACACGTGCAGCATTAGAGCAGAAGATTTTCAATGAGTCTGATAACTTAGCATTTAGCATCCAGAAAGGTGAGGTTCCTAGTATCTTAGAACATAGTACAATGGGTAAAGTAGTTTTCCCATATATGCGTTATGCATTCGCTATGCAACAGAAGGTACTACGTCGTACATTAAACCGTGATGGTGCAGTAGGTCTTGCTTTACTCATGGCAGCACAGATGCCAGCAGCTATGCTCGTCGGTGCAGCGATTAACGTGCGTAACGGTAAAGAACCCGATGCAGACTTGGCTAAGATGACGGTTAAGACTATGAGTGCTTTAGGTTCTTGGAATTATCCATTAGAAATGCTTATTGGGGGAGTTGATCAAAGCTCCGTAACTGCTTTAGCACCATTAGGTAAAACATGGAACTTTGTAAGTGAATTGGCAACAGGAGAGCCAGACTTAATTACGCTAAAGAAAAACAGTATTGCTAACTCAGCGATATTGTTAGATGCTTTGGCACTAGCTTTTGAGGATTAATATGAACACATTACGATCATACACAGAGACAGTGGTTACTACACCTACTGAACTATTTCCGATCAGTTTTGAATTTGATGAGAAATACGACGCAGTAAATGTTTTTGTAGACAATACGGTAGCAGAGGACGCAGGGTACACTGTTACCCTCGTTAACCCTGTTACTTTGAAATTATCACCAGCAGTACCGTCAGGTATTGTTCGGGTTGAACGAGAAACAGATATTGATAAAATGCTCTACATCTTTGATGCTGGGGCTTTATTTATTGAGCAAAACGTAGATGCAGATTTTAAACAACTGGTGCATTCTCAACAGGAAGTTCGAGATGGTTTCATTAAACTACGTGGTGATGTGTTACCTCTGGTAGCTGGTTTAGAAGAGGCATTAAAGCAGTCTCAAGAAGCTAGTGAAGCAGCACAAGAAGCTGCTGAGGCTGCTGAAAAAGCTGCTGCACAAACGCAGTACTACTTGCGTTACTTTAGTACTGATGTAACTTATCCTAAGTACGCACGTATTATGTTGGACAATGGGGAATGGGTTAAGAGTACTATAGACGATAATACGACTAATCCGAACACTTCCATGACAGGTTGGGAACTTGATAAGCCGAAAACGCGTGTACATTATGTAAATGAATATGGTGACGTGGGCAACGGTCAAGATGCTACCCAAGCGTTCCGTGCAGCAGTTGCTGATGCGGGAGTTGGTGGGCGTGTTGCTTTTGATGATGGTGATTACTTATTAACGCTACCTACTAATATCTTAAATGGTCAAGAAGTTTATGGTACAGGTAAGACTTTACTAATTAATGGTTTTGACCGTAGTGTCTTTGCACGTGGTACGGTTGCTGGTCTAATTCAATGGGGATTCTCTTTGGATGGCTTAGGTAGTCAAACTACAATCTTTAGTATTGGCGCACTAGCTGTACCTACAACTATGTTCACTAATACCTTAACGTTAACGGCTGCGCCTCCATCTGTATTGAAGGTAGGTTCTGTAATTAACTTACACTACTTCTGTGCTAGGGTGTTAGCTATTAACGGTACTGTACTTACTTTAGACCGCACATGCCCATATGTACGTGCTGCTGGTTCTACAGTATATGCTTTTAATGAGATTAATACCGTACATGTTCATGATTTTAACATTGACTTCAACGGTACAGAGTCAAATATTCGCTGGGGTTATGGCGTATTGGGTCAAGGTGGTCGAAGTAATAAAATTGAAAATATTAATGGGCAGTATATAGGTTCTAAGATGGTACAGTTATCTAAGGATGTCGATAGTACTATTCTGAACTTAAATGGTTTTATCGGTACAGATAACTTAGACACAGGTGGGCATGGTTACGTATTACGACTTAGTTCTGGTACAGATAGCTGCTATGTTGAGAATGTTGTAGGTACTAAAGTACGACATGCTACAGATATCTCAGGTGCTCATCGTAATAGATTGGTTAACTGTAAAGGTATCTTAACTGAGGGTGTTGCCCACCTTACGCACGGTAATGGTAGTTACGATAACAAATGGGTTGATTGTGACTCTGATTACTGTAGTGCTGCGTATCACTCATGGGACGGGGATACATTTACGCAATTCATCGGTGGTGACGTTAAAGGTCGTCTAACCAATACTTCTGTAAACTATGAACCGAACGTAGTTTTGCGTGGTCAGGTAGTAACTAACCCTGCTGGGTATTCAGGTGCTAAGCTAGATTTAGAAAACCTCACTGTTACTTTCACGGCTGGGCAGAGTGCTTCTATGTTCCGTTACAGTGGTACAGGGGGTGCTAACGTAGTAGTTAAGAACTCTAAGTTCCGAATTGAAGCTGATGCAGCTAACACTTGTTTAATCTATGCTAATGGTACAGGTGCTGTGAATATCACCTTTGAGAACTGTATCTTTACCGTTAAGAAGATAGGTTCTATCATTGCTATGAATGCTGCCTCTAAGGTTACGTTTAAGAATTGTATTTGTGTATGTGATGACACTACCTCGAATACACCTATAATCACCTCAGACGGTATTATTGAAGTGTTAGGTGGTACGTTCTCATTTGTTAGTTCAGGTGTAAGTTTCTTTGGTATCCCAACAGCTACTTCTAAACTAATCATGGATGGGGTTACTTTTGTAAATGCATCCCAAGTGTGGAGACGTACTGTAGCAGGAAGTTCTATTACCATCGGGCGTAATACACTAACTAATAGTGCATTTGCAACGTTCCCTAATATCAATTGGGCTAGTATCGGTGTAGCTAATAACGCACCATACCCTGCACAAGGTACTTGGGCTAATGGGTCTCGTATTGAAAATCCTAACCCAGTTGCTGGATCCTACGAATCCTATATCCTATTAAATGGGGTATGGAAAGGTGTAGGGCCTATTCAAGCTTAATCAACTAAAGGAGAAACACTTTGAACATCATAGATCAGTTCTATGCAGTTCTGATCTATGTTTGGTCAGGATTAGATAAAGTAATCTTTGGCGCTGCTATTACATCGTTTGTAGTAGCATTGCTGAGGACTAAGAAAGAGGATGATCGTTTCTCTTTCATTGAAGCACTACTATGCGGTATCTTTACAGCTATCGCATTAGTAGGTATGAGTTTCTTAGGTACATTAACAGGTATCATTGTTCCAGAAACTTTAACGTCTGGTGCTGCACATGTGGTAGCTGGGTTTGTTGGTTGGTACGGTACAGTACGAACTATGAAATATTTAGAAGGGAAGGTTTCAAATGATTCTGACTAAAGGTGGTTTTGATATTCTCCGTAAGGAGTTATTTAACGGTAGTTTAGATCAAGCGCAGGTGGATGCATTAATCTTCATAGTGTCATATTGTACACAGTATGAGTTAACGTACCCAGAAGCTGCTTATTTGCTTGCTACAATCTATCATGAGACAGGCTTACCAAATGGCTATCGAACTATGCAACCAATTAAAGAAGCTGGTTCAGAGGCGTACCTCCGATCTAAGAAGTACTACCCTTATATTGGTTACGGGTATGTACAGTTAACTTGGAAAGAAAACTATGAGCGTGTCGGTAAACTTATTGGTGTTGATCTAGTCAAGAATCCAGAGAAAGCATTAGAACCTTTAATTGCTATTCAGATTGCTATTAAAGGTATGCTAAATGGTTGGTTTACTGGTTTAGGTTTCCGTCGTAAGCGTCCCGTTAGTAAATATAACAAACAGCAGTACATAGCTGCGCGTAATATCATTAATGGGAAGGATAAGGCTGAGCTTATAGCGAAGTACGCTATTATCTTTGAACGCGCTCTACGGAGCTTATAGGAGGGTTTATGTCGTGTTATGATCCTGAGTGTTTGGGTGGTCGTATTATACCCATCATAATTTTAATATGTTTACTCATAAATGGTGAATACTATGGATGGATTAATTAGGAGGTTCTATGGCAGCTAAGAAAACAGGTGCTAGCGTAAGCCGTCTATGTCTGTTACACGAGTTGTTAGTAGATATGTTCATTAAGGATATCAAGGATGCTATTGAGGGTGATTACCCTTTAGCATCTGCGGATAAGAACGTTATTGTTACTTTCTTAAAGAACGAGAATATTACAGCTACACCAGATGCAGATGGTATGGAGAAATTAAAAGAAGAGTTAAAAGATTTATCAGACACACAACGTGCTAAAGTAGATGCTTTAGTATCACAGGTAGAATCAGGTCAGTTTGATGATCTACTAGGGCCAATGCAATAAGGAGTTAACATGATTGATGCGACGTTCCGAGAACGATTTAAAAGATTAAGGGCCTATGTCTCCCAATATAATGACAGACCAGAACTAATCTTAAAAGAAGATCGGGAAATGTTCGCATTAATGTTCGCAGGATTATTCCTGAGTTTCCGAGACTTCGCTGAGTTAGGTATGGCCTATCTTGGGTTTAAGATGTCAGAAATTCAGGATGACATTGCAGACTTCATGCAACACGGTTATAAATACCGTATGGTTCAGGCACAACGTGGGCAGGCTAAGAGTACCTTAGCTGCTTTATATTGTATCTGGCGACTTATACAAAGACCGAAAGACCGATGCTTAATTGTATCAGCAGGTGGTGATCAGGCAGATTCTATCGCTTTGATTATCACTCGTATTATTAACCAATGGGATATCTTATGTTGGATGCGTCCAGATACTACCAGAGGTGACAGAGATAGTGCTAAGAACTATGATATTCACTGTGATCTTAAAGGTATTGATAAATCCGCTTCTGTATCTTCTGTAGGTATTTCCGCACAATTAGCAGGTAAACGTGCTGATTTCTTGTTAGCGGATGATATTGAAGTAATGCGTAACTCTATGACTCAAACAGAGCGTGAGAAGTTAGCATTACAAACCCGCGAGTTCTCAGCTATCTGTATTCATGGTGACATCATGTACTTAGGTACACCTCAGACTAAAGACTCAGTATATCGTGAACTACCTCGTCGTGGTTTTAGTGTACGTGTTTGGACTGGTCGATACCCTACTAATGAAGAGTTAGAACGGTACGGTGCTGGTACAGAGATTGCACCTATGATTATGCAGAAGTTACTTGAGAATCCAGAGCTACAAACTGGTGGTGGTATCGAAGGTAATAGAGGACAACCTACTGATCCTAACCATATCGGTGAAGAGACTTTACAATCTAAGGAACTCGATTATGGGCCAGAAGGTTTCGCTTTACAGTACATGTTAGATACAACGCTATCGGATGAGTTGCGTACTAAGATCAAGCTCTCAGATATCCCTGTAATGGGTGTAGGGGACGATTTAGTTCCAGAGGTAGTTCAGTACCGTTGTGATCCAACAACAGCCTATAAAGAGCTTACACCATCAATGACAGCATTCCGTATGTATTGGGGTCTAGGTTCAGAAAAGTCTGTACCATTTGAACACAAGGTTATGATTATTGACCCAGCAGGTTCAGGTGGTGATGAGATTGCATTCGCTACGGGTGGTGCTACTAACTCATATATCTATCTATTAAGCGTAGGTGGTTTTGCTGGTGGTACTAAAGAAGAGAACTTAAACAAAGTAATTATGAAGATGGTTACGTCAGGTATTAAGGATTTAGATATTGAACGTAACATGGGCCACGGTACTGTTACCCAGTTAGTTATGGCGCAAATTGAGAAGTTGCGTTCTAAGGCCTCTAAAGGCTCACAGGACGAAGATTTCCTTGCACTACTACAACAGTACGGGTTAAGTCATTCAGAGCTTAATTCAGCGCTTACAGGCGTTGCTGTGAATGATTATTTCGTCACTACTCAGAAAGAGCGTCGTATCATTGATACTATCTCCCCTGTTACCCGTAGACATAAGTTAGTTGTAGCTGCTTCTGCTATTCAAGAAGATTGGGAGTACTGTTTACAACACCCTATGGAAAAACGTAACCAGTATAGTTGTTTCTACCAGTTAGGTAACATTACATACGATAGAGGTAGTTTGGTTCATGATGACCGTGCAGACTGTGTACAACGTATGGTAGAAAGACTATCACCATTCTTAGCTAAAGATGATGAGGCAGGTGCTGTAAAACGCGCTGAGGAGGCTATAGCTGAATGGAGAAGAAATCCTATGGGTTATACTCATGGTAAGTTCGGAAACGCTAATACAGGTCGTAGAGGCTCAGGAACTAACAAGAAGTTTGGAGGTCTTCGTAGATGACAGAAGAAGAGATCAAAGCAAGGCTAGCTGCTAATAGACTAGCCATCACAACTGCTCAGCAAATCATAGCATTCATTAAGGAGAAATTAAGTGAAAGTAAATCTAACAGCATTGAAGAAAATTAAACACAGTGATGCAGTAAATGTAGTAAGTACTCTAGGAACCGTTGTAGAGAGCGCTAAGGCTGTTAATTCAGTTCAGGAGTACAGAGGTAAAGACAAGGTTAATAAAGGCCTGTCAGGAGCTTCTAAGGCTCTAGAAATCGCTAGTATAGTTCTTAGTGTATTGAAGTAAGTTATTTAAGTTATTAAGTACTGTAGGTGACTCATGTGGGATTGTCCGATTGCAAGTTATAAGTTGAATCTAAAATTTGACATATATTTGTGAGACGGTCTCTCCCACCTAACCCGTCCAGTTTACCCCGTATACCATCTTTCTTGAGTAATTTCTAGGACTATTCTTATCAAGGTTCTTATCAGTATCTCTGGGATAGTTCAAGGTTATCAATCATAGCATTATTCCTTATCAACTTTATAGGACGCATCTTATCAAGGTTTTTATCAGTTGTCTACACCTTTCTGAATATATTTATATAGAACGTCACTCTTCGAGTGTACAGTGCTGGGAAGATCACTTATCAACGTATATAGAAAGGTTCTAGGTTCTTTCCCTGAGTGTCTGTATTGGTTCGGTAGCTTGCCTCTATTGTCTTTCTATGCATTCGCTCTATATGTATTCTCTATATCTCTTTACATATTTATATCTTAGTACTTGCCTCTTATCATCCTTATCATATCTCTTATCACTATACTTATATCTATATTCTTATTACTTTCTTATATGGTTCTTATCTATATGTTCTTATCATTATATCTATAGATAGTTTTATAAATATATTCTTATATTAATATTTATAAGAAGTTTATTGTAGTTCTTATTCTATTCTATTCTAGTAGTGCAACTTCAAATATTATCTATATATATTAATAACTTAGCATACCCTGAAAATAAGCTTATAAGAGTATAGAAGTACTAGTATTGATTAATTTATGATCGTATGAATAAATTATTTATAGAAAGTGCTTGACGTATAAATTCTAACATATTACTATGCACTCATACCAAGCGATGATGAGTCCTTGAGTTACTCTTTAAAAGTATTTATTCATTAGTTCTTATCAGTGTATCAATCAATCCAGTGGTGAACATATGAAAGTTCAGATTCAATATGTACTTAAAGCTAGAAACTCTAACGAGAAAGATTGGCTAGGTCGTAAGGCTTGGGTAGTTCGGACAGACGAAGGTTTAGCATTCGGTAATATTTATACTAACGAATCAAAAGCCAGTGATTTAACTGATTCAGAGTTAAAGTATCTTCAAGACAACTTAAGTTCTGGTAGATATATAATCACTAAGGTATCGGCTTAATGGCTGATACACTGATAAGAATTAAATTGAATAAATATGAAATTAAGTGTTGACAACGAAATCGAACAAGATTAAGATGACAACCATAGCAAACGAGCTAGGCTAGAGACAGAAGCTTTTATAGGTGGAAGTCGAAGGTGAATCGTAAGGCAGTAGCAAGCCGTTAATGATGTAATGTGCTACATAGGCGGTGTAAGGTAAGCCAGAACAAATTACCTGAGCGGTGAATCCCGTCCTCTAGCCGATATTAGAGGGTTGTACTAAGTCCTTTAAGGATAAACTTATTACTTCGGTAGTAAGCTCTTATAGAACTAGGCTTTAAGGCGTTAAGTCTTTAATAATTCCGTAAGGATTTATATAGTTGTATTGGTATAGGGTCCCGTACTCACAACCGATACAACGCTTATAAATCTTTCTAACCACGTACTAAGGAGTACATTATGTCTAAAGAAATTAAACTACGTAAGATTACTAAGGAAGACTTAGTAGTAGGTGCTGTGTTGTATAGTTCAGAAGATTACTTGAAGCAATTCCCTGACGCTAAGAAGGTGAATACAGTAGGTATTGCTGACCCGAACATGGAAGATATGTTTGGTGAAGGTGAAATTTATTTTAATGAAGAACATAATGATGGCTGTAGCTGTTATGCGTTTGACTACGCAATCCAATGGTTCTTGATTGAAGACAAGTAATCTTACAGCATGGTTGGTATAGCCGACCATGTTAATAAGATTATTAACCCAACTACCATAAGGTAAATACTATGAATCTATTAATCACTGTTGAAGATATTAACAAAGCAATCGCATCTATCTCTAAGCGTGGTAAGCAATTGGATAACGACATCCATGTAGCTGGTGTTAGTTGCCTTAAGCACTGTGATGCACACGGTGATAGCACACTGTTGGATAAGCTAGTTCAAGCTATGCCTAAAGGTTCACGCAAAGCAGCGTTCTGTGAATGGGCGTTAGCGTATGGCAATGTACGTATGCTTGACCGTGAAAACAAAGCAGACAAGAGTGCTATTGAACAAGGTCGATTGTTCGCTAAGGATAAGTCTAAAACGTATGATGAAGCAGGTGCTATTGCTAACCATTGGGTAGATTTTAAACCTGAACCAGACCTGTTAACGACTTTCGATGTTCATGCTCAAGTAGCTGCTCTTATTAGCAAGTACAATAAAGCGATTAATAAAGGCGTAGATATTGAAGGTAAAGCGGATGCTGTTAAAGAGTTGCGTACCTTGTTAAACCAATTGGAAGTAGAGGCTTAGTATGGAACCTACTGTTAAACAATTGCAAGACACTATTGTACAACTTAAAGAAGCGTTAGTGAATTGGGATTATGTTGTAGCACAAGACGGTATACCAGTACAGCTACCCATCACTAAAAAGGTGGTGAATGCAAAGCGTGGTTTATGCACAGCATTCTTTGGGGATTATCCTAATTGGTTTGTTGATGAAATGTGGGACCAGTTAAAGAATCCAGAAGGTACGTGGTTATACCCTGTCGGAAATCGTGAAGAGTTCTATAGTGCTCATAACCGATGGGCTAATCCTAAACGTAAGGAGTTAGCTGAACGGTGTGTTGTGTACTTAAAAGCTAAACTTGAGGCTGCATTACTTAAGGAAGGTGGTACATGTTCTTAGGATTACCTTATCACTTCTGGTATGGTGTATGTTTAGCTACACTTGTTGTTGTATTAGCTGAGATTGCAGCACGTCAAAAGGGTAAACACAATGACGGACCGTAAATACGACTACCAATCACATGCACACATACCTAGATGGGTTACTGTGAAGATTGTATCTTATCACACGTCTAAGGTTGTTATGCTTAAATCATCTATCCATACGGACTGGAAAGATTATCGGGCACTCAGTCCCAGCTATTCGGATGATTGGTTAGATCATGAGATATTAAAAGATAATGACTTTCTCAAACATTTGGAGCGCTTTAAATGACAATACTTGAACAGGTGCTTGTATTCTTTCTATGCATAGCTGCTGGATGCATCCTCTCTTATTTTATCTGTAAGGATTGTTAATATGTCTCATATAATCTATGGTGCCGAACCTATTATGGCTGTAATAGCACAGTGTCTTGAAGAAACCCTGTTATTACAACAAGGGCAGTACCCTATACACTATTCAGCTAATGCGGAAGAAGTCCCTAGTACAGGTAAACAAGTGCATGCTATGTGGTTATGTGCGCATAACTTTGGTTCACCTTTCCTTGTGTATAGCGGTGCTAACGATGCAGATAATTTATATTTAAGTCCACAAGTAAACTTACTGTACCGTGCTGTACATGATCATGATCACGCATTTGCTTACGAACTTGGTCGGGGTACAACTAAGTATGAAGACGAACGTTACCTTAACTGCTTAATGGCTAAACGATGTTATGAGTTTGCTTTAGCTAACAAAGACATTGTGTTAGCTATGCAAGTGTTCTTTATAATGTACCATGATACTGTAGGGCAAGTAGAGTACTTTAAAGAGAAGGGTACTTTCTGTGAAGATCAACGTGCTGAAACAACACGAAGACTAGATGAGTGTGCAGGTTATCGTGCATTGAAAAAAGGTCGCACTCGTATTGCTAAAGCCTATATGTTAGGTTATATGGGGCAATGTGGGCTATGAAAGGCGTACTTACAACTGGTTTATTCTGCTTAACGTATGTGGTGTTATCTGTATACGAGTGGTTAGCTACTCCGAGTAAAGAAGAACATGGGCATACTTGAGTGGTTGTTTGTGATCCACTACTTTGTAGGTGCAGCGCTATGTTTCTCAACATGGGCGCTACCTATAGCTAATAAGTGGAAATGTATTATTCTATTCTATTTCATTCTAGCGATACCAGTGCTTAGCTGGTTATCTGAAAGTAAATTAAGGTGACGTTATGGACGTAAGACTTCAACAAGTTATTGAACAGTACAAAGATAAGACCACACCGATTCGATTGTTCTATATGGATGATGACGGTACTGACTGGTTAGAGGAAAGTGGTTGTATCGGTTGCGTTTATTATCCGCAAGGTGCTGTGTCAGCACATGATTTTCAGATGTATGGTACGGCATCAGTGTTGCATAATGCAATTGGTAAGGTTGTTGATGTGCAGACTGGACGTGTTCTATATCAGCACGGTAAGTACCAGAATCCAAACTTAGTTGTGTTCGGTAGTCACCTACATGGTTGGTCTGTAAAGACTCCTGACGGACGTGTGGTAGCGTTCTATCGTACAAAAGGACCAGCTACTCGATTAGCTAACTACCTAACCGGTGTGACTAATTCCATCTAGTATATTTATAGCAGCATTCTACATGGATGCTGTTAGTAAATATTCTCAACAACTCTAAAGGAGTTAAACAATGACTAAACGTAACGCTTATCCTGTTGGTAAATTTGATAATGTAGAGTGGATCGGTAATCCTATCTATAACCATAAAGTAGAGCAGGTACTCCGTGCTATCTTGCTAGGCGATTCGGTGTTAAATGGTTTATACAATGTAGCTGCTAAAGCTGGTGGATTCACTTACAACCAACAACCTACGGACCATGTTCGTGTAGGTAAGAGTACTGTACGTGGTTGGTGTTTCGAACCTACAACAAACAGCTTCTTAATTCGCTTAGGTATTAAACCAAGTGCTTTGTTACTACGATTAGCCCAACAGCATCTTAATGGTGTGATGTTGTTACGTGAACAAGGTGAGGACCTATTCATCCCATTCGCTGCATTATATCAAGCTGCGTACCTAGCAGTATTTAAACCTGAGTTACTTAACAAAGAACTCAATGAGTATGTTAGTAAACATGGTACACCTAAACATTTCGCTGTAGAAATAAAAGGAGCTAAATAAGATGACTACTGAAAACAAATATCCTGATTTCTGTGTTGCTAACTATTCACCTGAACACTTCAAAGCTACTAAGAAAGTGTTAGCAGACTGTGGTATTGCGTTACGTTATATGATACCACAGGAAAGTTATACTCAACATGATCCCGAGAATCCTAAAGGTATTCGAGTTAAAGGTAACGTTGCTACGGTGTGTGTTACCAATAGTAGTTTTGAATCCGCTCAGGCAAGGACCCCACTTACAATCAAAACTCGAAATATCTATCGACATGTAGGTAAACTAAACATATTTGATAGTGCGGAACTAACAGATTATTCACCTAATGCTAAGGTTATTGAACTTAAGCCGTTGGTTGAATACCCACCATTCGGTGTAAAGACATCACTATTTAAGAAATTCTTAATTACTCTTAAGGCTATCGTCAATCACTTTCGTTAATAGGTAGAACATGTCAATTAAAGGTTATAGTATTACACAAGTTTATGTTGATGAACTTCAAGAACTAACTAACTATGAACAGCGTAAGCGTGAACAACGTGAACGTAAGAATATTGTCAAAGAGCGTAAGTTAGATCGTCGCTCTAAGCGTGAGGCTAAACGAAATGCATGGGCATAACTATAAGGCAGGTGATCGGGTTTACATTCTAAAAGATTGGTACTTAGGTACACGTGTTAAAGGTACAGTTATTGATCATGCAGGTGGTGCAGTTGTACGGGTACAGTTTGACACTGGTCATAATTGGTACTGTACGTGTAAGCAAATTAAACCTTTAGTGAGGGTAGTCGGATGAAGTTTGGTAAAGTTAAAGTAGGTATGCGTGTTCGTATCTCAAGTAATCCTAACGGCAACTCTTTTGAGTCTATAGCACATGGTAAAGTTGGTGTGGTGTCTTACAAAGAAGACTCCAATTATAATCATGTATTCTGGGATGGGCACAGACGCCACTTAAGTTGTGCTGTGGATTGCACTGATGGTACTTTCGATTGGGGTTCACACTTAAACTTGGAGGAAGTTAAAGATGAAAATTAAGAATTGTAAAGTCGGGCAAGTGGTTGAGGTTAAGCAGGTAATAGGTTACGACAAAAAAAAAA